ACAGAAATAAAGGCTTATGGCTCTATTTTACCTACCCAATGTTTAGAAACTCCTTGGGTTGAAATTGACTATTACGACAATGAAGAACAATGGGCAGAGATACTAATAGAAAACGGAATTAATCCATTTGAAGAAAATTGAAAATGCAAAAAGTAAATTAATAATCGTTATATAAATAATATGAAATCAACTGAAATGTTAAATCAAATTAAAACGCTTCTAAACATCGAGGTAAAACTTGAAGAAATGAAGTTAGAAAATGGAACTGTAGTAAGTGCAGACTCATTTGAAAAAGGAAAAGAAATTTTTATCGTAACTGACGATGAGAAGGTAGCAATGCCTGTAGGCGAATACTTACTAGAAGATGGTAGGTTAGTAGTTGTAGAAGAAGAAGGTACAATTGGAGACATTAGAGAAGTATCAGATGAAGTTCCTGCAAAGGAAACAGAAGAAGGTAAAGAAATTACTGAAGATTTAGAAAAAAAAGAAAAGGAAGAAAAAATGATGGATGAAGAAAACTATGTCACTAAAGATACTTTTAGAGAAATGGAAGATAAAATCCAAAACCTTGAGGATGCGATTGCTGATTTAAAATCTGACAAGGAAGGTAAAATGGAAAAAGAAGATGAAGTTGAAATGGAAGAACAAGCATCTAGACAGCCTAAATCAAGAACCATAAAAGAAGAATTTTCTGAAAAAGTTTCTGAAGAAGTTAATCAAGAAGTTAAAACTGAATTATCAGAACCTGCTTCTAAGCCAATAAAACACAATCCTGAAGGGGAAAGTAAAACAATTAAAAAAGTTGAATTTGGAAAAGGAAAATTCACTTCAACACTAGACAGAGTATTAAACAAATTAAACAAACAATAAAATGAGTACATTTAACTATTTATCAAACGATGTTGAATACAACAAAGTTAGCCAAGTTGCTGTAACAGTAACAGGGGATGTTTCTGAAAGCAAAGCAGGTGTTGACTATAATGTTGCAACTGATGGTTTAACAATTGGATTACCTTTAATTACATCAGGAAATTTAGGTTCTACTTTCTTATTCAGAAACACAGGTGCAGATGCAGCAAACATTGTATCTATTTCACCAAAAAACACAAACAAAATTATTGGTAGTATAGTACTTTCGGGTTCTGTATTTTCAGCAAGTGGAGTTCTAGACAAAGATGTAATTAATACTAAATCAACTGCTTTAAAAGGTGATTACATTGTATTAAGGTCTGTTTCATTGACTGAATATGCTATCATTGGTGGAGTTGGAATTTGGGCATCTGAAGCATAATAATAATAAATAAAAAAAATAAAAATGAGTAACTTAAAAAATGTACAATTAGCAACAGCTACAAACATAACTACCTCATATTCAGGAGAATTTGCAGGTGAGTACATCGCAGCAGCTTTACTTTCGGCATCTACTATTGATGATGGTGGTTTAACAGTAAAAGCAAACATTGCTTTCAAAGAAGTAATCAAAAAACTAGCAACAGGAAACCTAGTAAGTCCTGCAAGTTGTGATTTTTCTCCAAACAGTTCTGTTACATTAACTGAAAGAATTATCCAACCTGTTGAATTACAAGTTAATTTACAATTATGTAAATATGACTTTGTAAACGATTGGGAATCTCAGCAAATGGGCTATGGTTTAGGACAGGCTTTACCTCCTAAATTTTCAGACTTTATGATTGCACACGTTGCATCTGAAGTAGCACAGAATACAGAATTTTGTATTTGGCAAGGTGATACAACTGCAGCAACAAACAATTCATTTGATGGGTTTGAAAAACTAATTGCAGCAGCAGTAGCATCAGGGGATATTCCTGCAGCTCAAGCAATAGGTGGTGGTGTAGCTTTAACAGCAGCTAACATTGTACAAAAACTTTCTGATGTTGTTGAAGCAATTCCTGCAGCATTATACGGAAAAGAAGATTTATTCTTGTATATCGGTTCAAAAGCAGCAAAACTTTATGTTCAAGCATTAGGAGGTTTTGGAGCACAGGGGCTTGGAGCAAATGGTGTTCAAGGAATGGGGACACAATGGTGGAACAATGGTTCATTAACTGTGAATGGTGTAAAAATATTTGTATGTCCTGGGATGAGTGATAACAAAATGTTTGCAGCACAACGTTCTAACTTTTATTTTGGAACAGGTCTTTTAAATTCAACACAAGAAGTGAAGGTTTTGGATATGCAAGATTTGGATGCAAGTAACAATGTAAGAATGGTAATGAGATTTACAAGTGCAGTTCAATTTGGAATTGCTTCTGACATAGTTTCTTATACTTAGAATTAATTAATAATCATAAAAATGGGGTAGGTAGGATTCTACTTACCCTTTTTTTTTAAATCATAAAAATCAATGGCTTGTCTATTAACAACAGGTAGAAAACTACCTTGTAAAAGTGCCTTTGGAGGCATAAAGAAAGTATTATTTGCAGACTATGGAACGATTGCTAGTGTTACAGTAGATGGCACAACAAAAGAAGCAACATTTACAGACGCTTCACCTGCACCGGTATGGTTTGAATTTGATGTAAAAGGTAATTCATCTCTAGAAACAACTGTAACAAGTTCTAGAGAAAATGGAACTACTTTTTATACTCAAACTTTAAATCTAACATTAACATATTTGGATGCTAAAACACAAGCAGAATTGCAAACTTTAGCAGTATCACGTCCGTATATTGTAGTTGAAGACTATTATTCAAACAGATTCCTTTGTGGATTTGAAAATGGAATGGAAGCAACAGGAGGGACTGTTGTCACAGGAGCAGCCGCAGGAGACCTTTCAGGTTTCACTTTAACATTTGAAGGAATGGAAGAAACTGCACCTTATTTCTTAGCAGCAGCACAAGCAGTAACAGCATCTGCATTACAGATTGACCCAACTGCATAGTATTTATTTAGTTAAAATTAAGGCATCCTTTTTAGGGTGCTTTTTTTTTGCTTAATTGATTTTACAAATTAGGTGTTTTTTTTCGTTATATAAATAATGATTATACTAACAACATCGGCAACTGCACAATCACTTTCAATTATACCTAGAAGTTATGTATCTACTTTTACGTTATCAATTAGGGATGATAGCACTAATGTGGTAAAAACTTATAGTATTACTAATGCAGTAACATCAGGTAATTACTTAAATTTTAATAATATATTTGACCCAATATTAGTAGAGAATCATTTTTATGATTTAAGGCTTATTGTTGGAGGTGAAACAATTTATAGAGATAGAATTTTTTGTACAGACCAAACTATAGACCAATCAAACAATGATTATTACGATTTAAACGAAGGTAAATTTACTACCTACAATGGATTTGATAATACATACACAGTAAGATGAAAAAACAAATGAGAAATAGTAATGGGCAATTCAAGAAAGATTCAAAGGTTTCTGAATTTGGATTTGTCAATTTAAGTACATACACAAGTCCTGAAGTTAAGGAAGTAAATGGAGCAGATTGGATTGAATATGGTGCAGACAATAACTACTTTCAATATCTTATTGACAGATATAATGGTTCTCCAACAAATAATGCTGCTATCAATGGAATTAGTCAGGCTATTTATGGTAGGGGTTTAAATGCTACCAATTCAAATAGAAAGCCAAATGAATATGCCCAAATGGTTTCTTTGTTTAAAAAAGATGTAGTAAGGAAATTGTGTTATGACTTAAAATTAATGGGTCAATGTGCTATGCAAGTTATTTATTCTAAGGATAGAAAGACTATTGCACAGATTGAGCATATGCCTATTGAAACTTTAAGGGCAGAAAAGTGTGATGATGATGGGGAAATACCTGCTTATTATTATTATAAAGATTGGGCAAACATAAAAAAATCAGATGTTCCATTAAGGATTCCTGCTTTTGGAATGTCAAATGAAAATATAGAAATATATTACATAAAACCTTATAAATCAGGCTTTTACTACTATTCACCTGTAGATTACCAAGGTGGATTGCAATATGCAGAATTGGAAGAAGAAGTTTCAAACTATCACTTGAATAATATACTTAATGGTCTAGCACCTAGTATGTTAATCAATTTTAACAATGGTACACCTAACCAAAATGAACGACAATTAATAGAAACTAAGATAGCACAGAAATTTTCAGGGACATCTAACGCAGGGAAATTCATTTTAGCATTTAATGACAATAAAGAAAGCCAAGCAGAAATAACACCTGTTCAGCTAAGCGATGCACATAACCAATATCAATTTTTATCAGATGAGGCAGAGTCTAAGATACAGGTTGCACATAGGGTTGTATCACCTTTTTTACTAGGTATTAGAACAAGTTCAGGTTTTTCGAGCAATGCTGATGAAATAAAAACTGCTTCCTTATTAATGGACAATACTGTTATAAGACCATTTCAGGAACTTTTAATAGATTCTTTTGATAATATACTATCTTACAATAATATTAGCTTAAACCTATACTTTACGACCTTACAGCCTTTAGAATTTACTGAGGTAGATAGTGAAATTCAAGACAAAGAAACTATTGAAGAAGAAACAGGTGTTGAAATGCAGAAATTTAATCTTAAAATGATAGATGGAAAAGAAGCATTTGAAACTAAAGAAGAAGCAGAAAAGGTAGCTGAAGAAATGGGCTGTGGAGGTTCACACGAACACGAAGTTGAAGGGGTTGTTTATTTTATGCCTTGTATAAGTCACGAAGAACTTAAAGCACCTTGTTGGGATGGATACGAGCAAAGGGGTATGAAAACCAAAGATGGTAAGAAAGTTCCTAATTGTGTTAAGCTAGAAGAAATAAGTTTAGAATCATTTGGTGAAGATGAAGATTTAACTGAATGGGAATTAATTGATGAAAGGAAAGTTGATTATGAAGCAGAAGAAGCACTAGATTATCAGATAGACCAATTAAATACAAAGGGTAAAAGTTTACTATCAAAGTTATGGGAATTTGTAAGTACAGGCACAGCAAGACCGAATGCTAAGTCTGAACAAGATGAAGATGTAGATGGAACACAGTTTAAAGTTCGTTATCAATATGCACCTTTAAAAGATACCTTTAATGAAGAAGGAGAAAATGTTACTAGAGATTTTTGTTCTAAAATGGTAAAAGCTAAAAAGATATATCGAAAAGAAGATATTGAAATGATGGGTAAACAAGCAGTAAATGCAGGATGGGGACCACGTGGTGCAGATACTTATTCCATTTGGTTTTACAAAGGAGGAGGTGCGTGCCACCATTTTTGGATGAGAAAGACCTATATGAAGAAAGGAAAAGGAAGCATAGATATTAAAAGTCCACTTGCTCCAACTATAAGTGTAAACAAAGCAATAAAGCAAGGATTTAAACCTGAAAAAAATAGTCCATTAGTTGCAAAGCGACCAATTGATATGCCTGACGAGGGATTTTTACCAACTAATAAAAGAAGATAAATGGCAACAGTATTATTTATAAACAGAACAGATTTAGTTCGTAATTCTATAATGGATGGTAATATCTCTACTGACAAGTTTATTCAGTTTGTGAAGCTGTCACAAGAAATTGACGTTCAGCAGATTATGGGAACAGATTTATACAATGGTTTAACTGTAGCAATGCCAAATATTGATGATGTAGGAAATGCAAGATGGAAAACAATTTTAGATGACTATATTGTACCAATGTTAATTTGGTATTCACAGGCAAACTACTATCCATTCGCAGCATATCAGGTTAAGCAAGGAGGTGTTTTCAAACATACATCAGAAAATTCTGTTTCAGTAGATAAAAATGAAGTTGATTTCTTGGTAGAAAAGGCTAGAACGAATGCAGAATGGTATTCTAGAAGGTTCATTGATTTTATGAGTTTTAATCAAACTACATATCCTGAATATACTAGCAATACAAACGATGATATTTATCCAAGTTATGAAGCAACTTTTAATGGTTGGGTTTTATGATATACAAACCAAAAGAAAAGAATATTAAAAAGCTAAAGGTTTTTTTAAAAAAGAAAAGTAAGAAAAAAATTGTAAAATAAAATGGCAAACGAAATTTATAATACTAGTGCGTGGGGAAGTCCTATGGAAATTGGATGGGGAAGTATTTATTATCGATTTGCTTTTCCTAGTGCTATACCTGCATTATTAGTTACTTTACAAGGCAGGGCAGCATACTATGAAAACGTTACTTGCACAACTGCAACATTAACCGAGTTAGAAATAATAGAATAGTATGGCAGATAATTTATTAGATAAAGCGTCAATATTACTTACACCAACTGCATACGACAATGGTAGTATGTTAAGCATTAAGCCAACTAACGGAGATGGGGATTTTACTTTTTCAAGAAATGGAAATGGAAGTAGAGTTAATTCAAGTGGTATTATAGTTACTGAAGGCGCAAATTTACCGAGAATAAATTATGAGAATGGATGTGGTAGTTGGTTGCTTGAGCCACAGAGTACCAACATATATTTAAATTCTGAAACATTATCAACGCAAAATAATACAACATTAGCAAGTACTTATACTGTTTCATTTTACGGAACTGGCACAATTACCTTTAGTGGCACACATACTGGTAGTTTGGTTGGCACAAGTCTAACTGATAGAGTTTCAGCTACTTTTACAGCTACTGCTGGAACTTTAACAAGTACAGTTACTGGAACAGTTACAAAAGGACAATTAGAACAACAATCCTACGCAACAAGTTACATTCCCACTTTAGGAGCATCATCCACAAGGCTTCAAGATTTAGCAAGTGGTTCAGGGAACTCTACTTTGATAAATTCTACAGAAG